TCGTCAGACACGACGATGGTGCGAACCCAATCTGTCGGCTTGGCATACCCGTAGGTATAGCCAACCTCATTGGGAGAGATTAGCCCGGTGTCCCCAGTGGGGTACAGATTAACGGCGGCGAAGTTCCAATCGGCATCTGCCAAGCAATCGTCAATAACGTCCGTATAAACCTCATTAAGAATACGGCCGCTTTCTACCGCCTCGCCTGTGTCAGACAACGTATGGCCGCCCAACTCAATAAGGGCGGCATTGAATAGCTTTAGCTTTGTTGCCATTGTAACTTCGCCGTTCCGTTAGGGTTAAGCCGCCTTCTTGGCAGCATCAATCCATTCCTGGGCATCTTCGCGAGTCCGCATCTTGTCACCGCCCACAACCAACATGCGATCAGACTTCCTGATAACATCAAAGCCGCGTTTGCCGACATTCCAACGAACCTCATAGCCCGCCGTATCAACATTTGCGGGACCAAAAATTGTAGGCTCGCCAATCAATTGGACCTCTAAGCTGGCCTGTCTCACCGCCCTGACATAGAGTTGTGCGTAGAAAGCGTGATCCTCTGTCCGCAAATAAATAATAGCACCTGACCAATCAGGCCCGCTATTAAACTGCGGCCGCATCATCTTATGAGCGTGCAACGCCCAATACTCCGGTTTCAGCGCATCATCAACGGTATGTCCGACCGGCATAGTTACGTCGATATCTGCATATGCAAAGGAATCCCCACGAACCATGAATCGTTCCTGGGCTGCCGGGAGCTTCTTGTTCTCCGAGACTTCCTTCGCAATAGGTGTTTCAGCCATGTATTCTTTCTCCTAAAAAAATGGCGGGTAGCACCATTGCCACCCGCCACACGCGCCACTAGGACGTATCGCCAACAAGCACAGTCAGACCAACAGTGGTCTGAGTTGCGCCCGTATCCTGCGATTTGATAACAGTGCCACCGTACATGCGACGACCACTAGCGTTTACGCCAGTGCCAGTATCCTTGAATGTACCAGTGTCACCTTCGGTGATAAAGATTTGGTCGCCCTTCCGCATACCGTTATCGTAGCCGGTGCTGAAAAAGCCCTCGACTTCGTTAACGTCCGCGACAAGAAGACCAGTATCAGTGTAGCTCCACATGCGAGGGCCAGCAATGCCCTGCCCGTACAGCTTCAGCTTGTCTTTGTTAAATGTAGCCATCGGTTAATACCTCCCTTAGATAGCGGAAGCATCGTGCAGAACTTGCACAATACCCGATTGCTGCAATAGCTTCGCGCCAGTGAACGAAGACGTACGAGCATACGAATAATCTTGCTCTTCGTCGTATCCAACAGCGGTGTTGAAGCCCTCACCCATATCGAACGCCGAACCGATAGCGTCCTGATGGTATGCGTAGCACTTCTCACTGGCCGAACCAGCGCCCGTAAGGCGATGATGACGAATCCAGTTGAAGCCAGCCCAACGCTTCGTGCGAACCACAGGGCCAGTCAGATACTTCATCTCGACATAATCAGCCGAATTGAACTCTGGAATTTGGCCAAGATAGCCCCAAAATGCGTCAGACGCCACGAACCACATCTTGTCCTGTTCCTCGACCGGGACTTCGGCTTCACCCAAAGTCACCATAGCCTGCTGAACAAGCCCAAGAGAAGCAGTAGTAGCCGCACCAAGAGTATTGGTAGCGGTATCAAGCTGCGCGATAATGTCGGCATCCACGCGCCGATTCATAACACGCATACTCGTCTTCTGCATAATTTCACGTTGGTTGCCCTGAGAAGCAAAGATGTTAAACCTTGTCTTTCGAACAAGGTCGTGCCACTCAACGAGCGTGCAAGTATTCTGCGTCAGATCATCAGGGCGAGCGGGGATAAGCCCGTTCACACCGCGAGTAACCGCAGAGGCATTGCCGGAACCAGCTACCAAGAACTCTGCCTGATTGCCCTTGATAACCGTTTCCTGGACTGTCGTTTGCCGAAGCCACGACATGCCCTCTTCAAAAACATCAACCGCCTCTTGGCGGTATTGTTTTTGGAAAGCGGTATCTGCCATTATTGGCATCCTCCATTTTTAAGGTTGAAAGACGCCGTTCCGTTAAAGGTTATCCTCCTAATCTAGCTTTCACGGCTGCCCAGTTTGGGTCCGCTACGTCTATTGGCAGGGTCTTACCGAACGGTAGTTAAAAGTTCCGGGCCGCGCCTAAGCGGTTGTCCGAAGATTTCAGGCTTTCGCCCGAGTCCTATCAAGCGCGGTAATAAGCTCCCTCTCCCGCGCTTGCATTTTTTCGTCTCTATTGTATTCCGCACGATTCTTACGGCGGAACTGACTAATCTCTTTAAGTTCCTGTTCTGCGCTGCGGCCGCCACCATCGGCATCTTCCACCACAGACATAATAGGATTGATTTCATGGGCTAAAGTAGAGGCCCAACGGATAAAATCAGGATCATTCCCAATCATTGTGCCGTCAGCCATGCGGCCGCCAAGCATCCTGGCAAACAAGGCTTCGTCATTGTTGGCATCCGCGCCACCAGGGGCACTAGAGAACAATGTTGCCACGTTCTGCGTCATGCGCTTGTATCCGGGGCCAAACTCTTCCTTCAGCATCTTCTGGGCTTCAGAACGAAACTCAAAATCCGCCTCTTCTTGCATGGCCTCTTGGTTTTCTTTAACCTCTAGGTACTTATTGATAGCAACATCAACAACGCCTTGAGACGCACCAGCCTTGTGCATTTCTTCAACAAAGGGGTTTAGCTCAGCCCGATCCTCATCCCCAAGGACAAATCCATCGGCTATCTTGGTGTTATCAAAATAGGCTTCAGGCTTGTCGGGAACACCAAGTTGCTTACGGAACTCTGCAATCTCTTCCGGCGTTGAGTCCTTACTGGGAACCTTAACAAGCCCACGGCTTGCCCAGGTATTCTCCATCTCACGATAGCTGGTGTAAATCTGAGAGGGATCGTTAACCTTCTCTAAGCGCCTTAGTTCTTTCTTGTACTGCGCTTCATCGCCAGCCGAACGGTGTTCCGCTAGACGTTCCCGCCAATCTTCAGGCCATACTGATTTGGCAGGCTCTTCTTTGGTTTCGGTTGTATCCCCGGAGGCAAGTGGGGCTTGATCTTTAACTTCAGCTTTCGCTTCCGTTTCTTTAGCTTCAGGTTGAACGCCTTCAGTTGCGTTGTTCCCCGCAGGTTCGGCTGCGGGCGTCTCCTGAGTTGTGCCTTCATCATCTGCCATTTATTCTATATCTCCTGATTGTCTGAACGCCTCTACCGGCGTAGCCAGAACCCATCCAAGTTGAAGTGAAACTGATAATCTTCCCGCCAAATAGTTTGATACATCTTGCTGGCCGGGTGCAAGCATTTCTTTACCAGCGCCACATGCGCCTTTAATCAACCAGTTGAAAAACGCCTTTTGCTGCTCTTCCGTTGCTTCGCCCTTGACAAACGCTTGTATGGCCCTCGCCTCTTTTAAGGTGGGGACACAGTACGCCATCGGCGTGCCGTGGTGCGGAACCTTCATTACTGCTGATTACCCTCCACAGCCGCCGCGCCCGCCGCAGCATTCTGCATAGCCGATCCAGCGGCGTCAGCCGTCTGTATCTGAGCCTCAATCTGTGCGGCTTGAGCAAGCGCCTGACGCTTCTCTTCCATAGCCTCTATGGGGTTAAACCACTTAGCCTTAAAGCCTGCGGCCCGCATGGCATCCCGCGTTGCTGTATCCCAGTTAACTTGAGATATCTGAGCCTGATCTATCTGAGCAGACGGCATCAAGATTCTATCGCGAACATCTAAGAAGATTTCCGCATCTTGCTGTTCTGCCATTTCGGCCATTGGGGATCGGAACTGGAACCTTACCTCTTGCCCAGATAATTCCTCTGGCATCTGTTCTGCCGGGAATGCACCAAAGTCTTGCATGACCTGGAACACACCCTCGCACAGAGGATCATTGTAATCTTGTTCGATTGGCTCAAAGATTGGGCTCGCCGTTCTAATGTGTTCGCGGAGGCGATTGCGAACCTCATAGGCCGTCATCTCAGTGCCCGTCTCCGGGAACTGAATCTTATCCAAGAAGAACCCTGAACGAATATCATCCTTTAGAGCCGAAGCAATCTCAAAGCCAATGGGCATCCCACGTTGGTTCTGCGTAACCGGGCGCAAAACCTCACCTAGACGCTCATCGTATTCATGATCTGCAATAGTGACGCCACCAGCATACAATGCGATATCACCGCGAATAGCGTCCCCAACGGCAATCATCGGCGGGTCTGTGTACTTCTCGCCAGCCTCACGGATAGTCCGCGTCATAACCTGCATCGTGCGGCCGTCCGGCAAGATTAGCGCCGTAGCCATAGAAACAGCGTAACAACTACCAGATATGGTATGCCACCTTGGAACCACGTAGCAGAAG